GGCCATTTAGGTCTTGTCCTTTTATCGGGCGATTTATGTACGCCACCATATCCACCTCGTCTTCCCTGTCGTTCTTTGCTTTAGCCAAATCCATATTTTTGAACGAATACTTCTCTATTATAGCGTATAGGTCAGCAACGAGTTTATCCATTACCTTATCCACTTTGGCATCCAGTTGCAGGTTACGGGAGAAGGCAAAATAAGACGGAGATACGCCAGACGAAAAGGTAAGGTTTACGGCTCTACCAAAGGCGTAAAGATACGCTCTCAGCATCTCCTTAGACATCGCATCCTCTTGCTCTATACGCCTCTTTGCGTAATATTTAGCTGTTTCTATATCCGTCATAACGCAACTTTTACGGGCGCAACGGTTACATCGGGTTTGTTCAGATTAGTATCGGCAAGTAAGTCCGCTTGATTCTCTGCCGCTGCCTGTTTGATTAGCCTAAAGTTCTCATCGTTCTTGGCATACGGTGTCAGTTCCGAAGCGGTGTCTTTCGATAAGAACCCACCAATAACGCCTTGATACAGATTCTGCATAAGCTCGGCAACATTTTGATGCACATACGGCTCAATCCAAGAGTTAATCGGCAAGTTTACGAATGCTGTCATACGGTCTACTTCCAAACCGTACCCGTGTGCAAAGATAGTGGTCATATCGGCAATGGCTTGGTCAAACTCGGAAGCATCGGCCATAGCTTTTTCAATCGCAGGAGAGTAAAGCAACTTGATTGTTACGCCGGGTAAGTCTCCGCTGCTCTTGACATCAGGAGGCAATACGGTAAAGCTGCCCATAAAGATATTATTGATAAGTATCTTTAGTTGCAACTCGAACGAAGAACTACCGTCTGGGGTATTAAGAAATGAGGCGAGCGAATCCTTGTCACCCGTGATAGCCTTGACTGGTCGGTAAATATCGTTACTACCCTGTATGTCCACCTTTTCACCTTTCAAAAACAGTATAGGAAAGGCATAGGCAAGGTTATTCTGGCAAAGGTGAGATACTGCTATCTCGTACTTGTCGCACGAATCCTGTGAATCGGACCAACAAGCACCGTCATCTTCCCTGCGATAAACCACAGGAAGAGAAGTAAACCCGTGCGCCTTTGTATCAACCAACGCATATCCTGTCAAGCCAAATACTTCCAACACCTTGATAGCACCGGCTTTTATGCCCGATAACGGCTTCTTGTATGTAGTATGGTTTACCTTGTCCCAAACTTCCACGAATGAAGTTACGGCTTTCCCCTCCTCATCGTATGAGTTATATTCTCTCGCAAAGAGCTTTAGTTTTTTCAGGTTGTCAAATTGGGGATAGAGCCTATCTCCTGTCATAAAGGAGAAGTTACGCCAACCGAAAATGCCATTGTCAAGATAACCTGCTACTGCTCCGTCTCCTGTGATCTTGACGGATTTGGCGAGTAAGTACCAAGCGTGTTCAGAATGTTTCATCTGCCAACCTTTCTTGTACATAAAGAAATCATTTATCTGCCCTTGCGATTCTTTTGGTTCGGCAAGTTCAAATCTGACATCGTTTCCGCAAAGGTGTATCAGTTGCTTGGTTGCTATTATCTTTTGAAAGGCGAAGTTGCACCGAAAGACTTTCTCTTCGTATGGCCGTTTCGTTTCGGGGTCTATGCTTACCTTGTCGGGATAATATGCAGGGTCATTTATCAGGTGTCCATCGGGATAATACTCCCGTAGGAAATCCGCCTGTGTCACTACTTTCCATTGCGGTCTGTCTATGCCGAAATCTTCGGGCAAAGGAGAAATTGTTCCCAACCCATATCCGAATGGGGTTATGCGGGTAAAGGCTTTTTTGGTTAATACCTCTTTTAATTTAATTGTGTCTGCCATATCATATAATTTTAATTATCTGCCTTAAAATATTTTTGAATTTCGTTCTGTTAAATGCTTTTCTATCCTATCCTTACCTATATTAAAATAAGTTTCATCTTTTTCCATACAAATATAATTTCTATTGGTATTTATTGCTGCAATTGCAGTTGTAAAACTTCCTGCACAATTATCTAATACGAAATCGCCTTCTTTGGTATAGGTTTTGATTAAGTACTCAAATAGGGCTACTGGCTTTTGGGTGGGGTGTAGTATTTTGTTTGGGTCTTGCTGAGAAAATTCTAAAACGGTTGTGGGGTTTTTGAGATTAGTTATCTTTTGTACTACATTTTCAAAGTGGCCGTAATTGTTATTTGTCGCTTTAGTTTTTCTAATACTACCATCTTTTATGTGATTTGGATTCCCGACGGTCATTTGCTTATTAAAAGTTGGTGGCGTTTTATAAAACACCAAAATATTTTCGTGAGCCTTCATTGGCATCTTATTTGCGTTTAAGTGTCCCGTGGGTCTACTCTTTCTCCATATCCATTCATATCTTAACATTTCTAGATTAGAACAACCAAGAACCTTGTCAAATGGTGTTTGTGCGGTAAGTATTATCGCCCCGTTATATTTGATAATTCTTTCATATTGTTGCCATAATAACTGTAAGTTAATAACTGAATCCCACTTAGCAGAGATATTTGATTTGTTAAGTACCCCATACGGCAAGTCGCAAAGTATCATATTAATACTTTTGTCGGGAATATCCTTCATCAACTCCAAACAATCTCCTAAATAAATACTATTTTTCACCATCTCCATAATCCCGTTACTTTTACTGCCGTTACTTTTGTTACCTCTTTCTCCAATGCTAATCTTGTCAGCATAGATTCAATAAAGTCGGGCGACCACCGTAACATTGCTATCATCTCAACCTTTTTAATTAAAGCCCAGTTCTTATCGGTGTTCTTATCCGATTTGCGCAAGGCCTTTTTCTCTTTCTTTAATATCTCCCGCAATGTCATTGACTTTTTCTTACTCGGAGCATCATTGACACTCTTCCGCCTTTCCTTACCTACCTCAAATCGTCTGTCAAGCAACATCGGGTCTATACTTAACTCTCTTGCCTTGAATTTCTGCACTAACTTATAGGCAAACTCTGACTTTAGGTTTTCGTATATAGTCCTGTCTCCATTGGTAGGGACTTCATTGTTATTAAACGCCACTGCATTGGGAAACCAACCCTTGAATAACTGACCTAATCCGTTTACATCATAGGCAAAACGATCTTCGGTAACTCCGTGTAATGCCAAAAAGTTATTAGCTTTTTCAACCAATGTCTTAGCATCTACCTTTACCACCATCATCTCGGACAAGTGCCAGCCTTTCCAATACCAGAATACGGCATTATCACCTCCTTGTAACGCAGGGTCGCAGGTTACATATCCTAATCCCTTATCTTGTGGAGTGTTGCTAAAGAACTCATCCATATCAATATTGGAAATCAAATCCGTACCCACTTCCTTATATTTCCAGTTACCGTCCAAATCCCTTGACCTCTGCTCATCATCTTGGTTTACAAGATTGGCAATATAGGCAGGGTCTGACTTTAACAGTATCTTATTCTCAAATAACCTGCCCCGTATGAAAGTGACGGACTTGATAAACATATCCTCTTTCTTACCAAACTCGGCATATTCATCTCTCCAATACCTGTCTATTATATGGCTGCATTGCTCATACACCTCTTCCCTCGTATCGCCCCAATAAATGCCATCTACGGCATCCCCTTCCATAAAGCAATATCTCACCTTAGCGTTTCGCTCGTCTATCGGCAAACCATCTTCACCTATCCACCAGTCGAGAAACTCCGCCACCCAACTATCGGGGTCAGGATTACAGGTGACAAGAATACGGTTACGCATATTCTTTGAGTTACGGCTACAGGTCATCAGATACTTGAAATACTTGTAAGGCATCTGCGTACCTTCGTCTATTCCCATATACGGTATCTCCCTGCCCTGAAACCTCTCCTTAAATTCCTCATAGGATGAATCCTTATAATATACGAATTTCAAAGAACCGCCTGCCGTAAAATCCCACTGCATGGTCTGTGCCGACCGCTTATATTCCCCAAATGGAGTCAAGAGGTTCTTGCTTATGTCTATCAGTGCCTTGAAGTCGTCTTTTTCCTTTCTGAATATGTACGCATTGAAGTTACTGTTTCCAACATCTTTTATAGCCTCAAATATCTCCAAATAAGACTTTCCACCGCCTCGCTCGCCTCCATAAAATGTAATGTCTGCTTCGGATGTTGCAGCTAACTCTTGTCCACCCTCTTGCAGAATAATATGCTTTGCAGGTTTCTCTAAAGACCTTAAATGTTGTATATACTCATTGGTAAGTATTTTCTGTCCTGATGTCGTTTTATGCTTTTCAAATTTCTCCACATACCTAATTTTATACAAAGGTAAGAAATTTTTTCTAATAATTTGCATATTAAATAGATTTTGTCTATCTTTGTGCTTAATT